GCAGAAGAAGAAGGCATTTTCAAAAAAGTATCCACAAGATACGAGTTACCTGATGGCACTAAAGTGTTTGGTAAATCTATTAATGATGAACCTGAAAAGTATTTTACAAAGGAAATATTGAAACAGATAGATGAAGCAACAAAGAAAAAGTTCCTTTACGGAAGCGAATAGATATACTTTTGTTCAAAAAGACGGAGACGATTTTACCTGTATTAAACTTACAGATAAAAAGTATGACGGTGTCATATACAGATATGATGACGTAGGATTTGCTAAAGAAGAAAATGCTGATGGCAAATTACCTATGAGATTTAAATATGATATCTTTAAAAATCCAAACAAAGTAGATATTGACAATCAGGAATTTATAGATTATATTGGTGATATACTAATAGAACTATTGGAGAAACAATTGACAGATGGAAAAATTGAATTTAAATAATGAACGAATAGAGATTACAGTACTACGTAATTTCATATTCAACGATGCATTTACTAGAAAGGCTTTACCTTTCTGTAAAGAAGATTATTTTACAAATCGTTCTGAAAGAATATTGTTTAGAGAAATAGATACTTTTGTAAATAAGTACAAAAATATACCTACAAAAGAAGCTTTAGTTATAGAATTAGGTCAAAGAAAAGACATAAACGAAGATGAATTTAAAGCAGTAAAAGATTTACTAGATACAATATTAAATGAAAGTGCAGACTTACAATGGTTACTAGACACTACAGAAAAGTTTTGTAAAGACCGTGCAGTACATAACGCAGTATTAACTGGTATTAAAATACTAGATAAGAAAGATCCTAAACTTACACCAGAGGCAATACCTGGAATTCTTGCAGACGCATTGGCCGTTTCTTTTGATAATCATATTGGTCACGATTATATTGAAGATGCTGAAAGACGATTTGACTTTTATCATACTAAAGAAAAAAAATATCAATTTGATTTAACATACTTAAATCGTATTACAAAAGGTGGTGTACCACCTAAGACTTTAAACATTGCTCTTGCAGGTACGGGTGTAGGTAAATCTTTGTTTATGTGTCATTGTGCCAGTGCCTTTCTTACACAAGGTCTAAACGTATTATACATTACAATGGAAATGGCAGAAGAACGTATCGCAGAACGTATAGATGCCAATCTATTAGATGTAACTATGGACGATTTACATTCAATGCCTAGACAATTATATGATGATAAGATTACAAAGATTAGAAACAAGACTGCTGGTAAATTAATTATAAAAGAATATCCTACAGCATCAGCACACGCTGGTCATTTTAGAGCATTGTTGAATGAACTTGCTTTAAAGAAATCATTTAGACCAAACGTAATCTTTATTGATTATCTAAATATTTGTTCTTCAAGTAGATTTAAAGGTGGAAATATATCTTCGTACTTCTTCATTAAGGCAATAGCCGAAGAACTACGAGGTCTTGCAGTAGAGTTTAATGTACCAATCTTTAGTGCAACACAAACAACAAGAACAGGTTTTGTAAGTACAGATATTGGTTTAGAAGATACTTCTGAATCGTTTGGTCTTCCAGCAACTGCAGACTTTATGTTTGCTTTAATATCAAATGAAGAATTAGAAGCTCTAGGTCAAATGAAAATTAAACAGTTGAAAAATAGATATAATGACCCTAGTATTAATCGTGCCTTTATTGTGGGTGTAGATAGAGCTAAGATGAGATTGTATGATGTATCTAATAATGCACAGAACATTGTAGATAGTAACCAAAAACAAATACCAATAAAAACAAGTTACGATAAATTTTCAGATTTTAAAATATGAAAAAACAAAAAGTAAGATTTCATAGAAACGATAGGAGACCTGGTCATCTAGGTGAACAATTGTCATATGAAAAAATAATGGTTAAGAAAAAAGGTGACATCTATTGGCAGGCAGTTGAACAACCAACAGGCACAATTGTTAGACAATCTTTCTTTGAAGAAGATATATCTCAACTGGTAGACTTTCAAAATGCCAATCGTCAATGGCAACCAAATGGTGGTATACCTAAATTTCTTTGTGATAATATTAAGTAGTCATTTATAAATATATAAATGGCCGATAAAACAGCACTACAAGAAAGTTCTCAAGCATTATTTTGTGCAATAGCAGATCAATTAGGAATAACAGAATCAAACAAAGTATTAGATATTAAAAAATTTAATACGTATGAAGATTTTAAATTAAAATATAATAAAATAATATCTTCTGCACATTCCAGAATCTCTACACCAGCAGCTTCTTCTAAAGAGATAGATGATTTTTTAAGTAAAAATAATCCTTGGTATATATCCTCAGTAAATATTGCTGTTGCATTAGTAAATCAAATATCATTTATAGATAATGATTTTAAAATTAAAGCACCAGGATATCAAAATATTTTTTACTTTAGAGGTGATAATGATATAATGGGTACTATTTCTTCTATATTTAAAATTGCAAATAAAGCTCCTATAACAATTAAACAACAACTTAAATTTGGAGATATTAATAAATGGAATCCAGCAGATATATATTTTGCAAGTGATAAGGCTAAAACTGAACTTAAAAAAGAATTAAACAAAGCAGAATCGAATCAATCATCATATAGTTTTATAAACTTAAATAGTATAACAAATTCTTTAATAGATTCTGGAGATTTATTACCACTGTCTTTAAAGTTAGCAACAGGAACAGTTAAAATAGAAAGAATAAACTTTGATAGAAAAAAAGAATTAGAAGCAATTAAAGATATAAAAATTTCAAGTGTAAATGATTGGAAACCATATAAGATAGTTAAATATCCTACAAAAGGAGAAACAAGAGACATAACAGTTAATTTATCTAATGGAGGTAAAATAAAAATGAGACACGACCCATCAACACCTTCTTATAAAATCGAAGCTGTTATAGATAAAGATTCTAGGGGGGGTTCTATAGGTAGTATGAAAATGTTTTGCGAATTAATGTCTTTTGTAGATAAAACAACAGCAGAAAAATTATTAAAAACATTTAATATAGCAGAACAACAGTTTAAAAAAGAAATTGTAATTTTAAAAAATAAAAAATATGAATACGATATATTTGATTATAAAAGAGCACAACTAAGTGCAATGACTATAACTAACGCAGTCAATCCCATATTAAAGAATTGGTATAATCAAAAGAATGAAAAAACAACACAGTTTTGTAAATTAGTATACCTGTACACTACAGCCAGAACACAACTGTCTGGTAAGTTTGTACTTGCAAAATAATGTATGTATAAATAGTACTAATTGATATAGTGTATGGGTAATTTGATTTTATTTATGGGAAATATGAGAGGAAAATGTTTAGTTTTAAAGGATTCGTTACTAAAGGTACTAATACACATTTAGAACACTTAGAAGATTCTATTATAGATAGAGGTTCAAAAGGCGGTAAAGATGCCGTTAACTTTCTAAAGTCAATCAAAAAAATGCTGACAGGTCATACAGGTGGCCGATTAAACGTAACAGTAAAATGGGACGGTGCGCCTGCTGTTATCTGTGGCATTAATCCCGAGAACGGAAAATTCTTTGTTGGTACGAAATCAGTATTTAATGTAACTCCAAAAGTCAATTACTCTACAGGTGATATAATGAAAAATCACGATGGAGTTTTAGCACAAAAATTAATAGTATGTTTAAGAGAATTATCTAAACTAGGTATTACAGGAATTCTACAAGGAGATTTATTATTTACTCCTGGCGATGTAAAAACAGTTAATATAGACGAACAAGATTATCTTACATTTACACCAAATACAATTACATATGCAGTACCAGTAAATAGTGATTTAGGTAGAAGAATATCTAAAGCTAGAATTGGTATAGTATTTCATACAGTATATCACGGAAGCAATTTAAAAAATTTAAAAGGAGGCTTTGGTTCTATAAAAGGATTTCCAAAATTAGCATCAGTGTTTGTTACAGACGCCACTTATAAAGACGCTTCAGGTTCAGCAACATTTAGTAAAACAGAACAAGTACAATTTGATAGTATTCTTTCTATGGCTGAAGGTTCATTACAAAAAGCACAACCAGTTCTAAACGACTTCAACACATCTGATCCTTTAGCTGTAGGATATAAACTAAAATCATTCTTTAATTTTTATATACGTAATTCGCAAGGAGATATGGCTAGAGTAAAAGAATTAGTAGAATCATTTAGATCATATTATTCAAATATGTTACAACAAGAAGTTGATGCAGTATCTAAAGAAGAAACAAAAAATAAATACAGAACAATAAGAGATAATGGTTTAAATTTTATAGATAAAAACAAAAATGGAATTTATTATACAATCGCAAGTTGGATATCATTACAAAGAGCAAAAAACTTTTTAATACGTAAGTTAAATCAAATACAATCAATAGGGCATTTTATGAGAACACCTGATGGATATAGAGTTACAAATCCAGAAGGATATGTTGCTGTTGATAGAGTAAGAGGGGCAGTTAAACTTGTAGATAGATTAGAATTTAGTCGTGCTAATTTTAATGTAGCACGTGACTGGGTAAAAGGATAATATGAAAACATTTAAAGAATTTATAAACGAAGCTGCTGTAGATAAAAAAGGACTTAAAAGTTCTACAGGAGGTTTAACACAAAAAGGTAGAGATTATTTTAATCGTAAAGATGGCAGTAATCTAAAAGCACCTGTAACAAAAAAACCATCTGAATTAAAAAAAGGCAGTAAGGCATATAATAGACGTAAGTCATTCTGTGCTCGTATGTCTGGTAATCCAGGCCCAATGAAAGACGAAAAAGGTAGACCAACTCGTAAGGCATTGGCATTAAGAAAATGGAATTGTTAGATGGCAAATTTTAGAAAAGATCAACAAGTATTTGGACCTACAGGACACGATAAAACTGTCTTTGAAGTTCCAATGATTGCTAATAAAAATGGAGAAATAGTTACAAAATATAATCCATTTCCTGTTACAATATCTAACGCTATAGGTTCAACAGATATAGCCTCAGCGTCTAGTGATGCTTTTGGCCGTCTAAGAATTTCTAGTGCTTTTACTTTGTTTGACAGTTCAAATGTTTATAGTTTAAATGACAAATGGTCATCATCAACAACAGGTTCAGGTGCGGTAGCAGTATCTCACAATGTAAATGATAGTTCAGTTAATTTAATAATTGGCACACAATCAGGTGATGAAATTGTAAGGGAAACTAAAAGATGTTTTTCATATCAACCAGGAAAATCTTTATTAGTACTGAATACTTTTTGTTTTAATTCACCTAAAACTTATTTAAGACAACGAGTTGGTTATATGACCACCACAGATGGAATATATTTAGAACAAGAAAACAATAGTGTTTATTTTGTAAAAAGAAGTTCCGTTACCGGAGGTAATGTTACTACAAGAATATTACAAACAAATTGGAATATAGATTCATTAGATGGTACAGGTGAAAGTGGAATTACACTTGATTTAACTAAAGCTCAAATAATGTGGATGGATTTTGAGTGGTTAGGTGTAGGTACTGTAAGATGTGGATTTGTAATAAATGGGCAATTTGTGCCTGCACACGCATTTCATCACGCTAATATTGAAACAACAACATACATAAAAACAGCATCATTACCTATACGTTACGAAATTACAAATACATCAGCAACAGATTCTAACAGCACATTAAAACAAATTTGTTCAACTGTTATTAGTGAAGAAGGATATCAAAAAGTTGCAAAAGAACATTTTGCTAGAAGATCAACAATTAAAACAAATATAAGTACAACTTTTTTACCTTTAGTTTCTATAAGATTAAAAAGCACTTCTTTAGATGCAATAATATTACCTAGTACATTAAATTTTTTAGGTATAGCAGCAACTGGTAGTTCCGAATATGAAATAATTTTACTCAAAAATGGAACTTTAGGAGGAACACCTAATTGGAATACTTCACTTTTTACAAACGTAGAATTTGACACTGATGCTTCATCAGTTACATTTAGCAATACCAACATAGTTAAACAATTTTATTCTATATCTACAAATCAATCACAGACATCAATAAATGATACAGGCAGATATAATTTAGATACACAAATAGGAAGAACGTTAGCCGGCGTAAGCGACATTTATACTTTGTGTGCTAGAACATTATCAGGAACAAATAACGGAATTGGAGCTTTAGGTTTTTACGACCTAACAAATTAATATGAAATCGTTTGAACAAATACTTTCAGAAGGCTTATACGATCCAGGTATCTTTAAGGCTTTCTTTTTAGCAGGTGGGCCAGGTTCAGGTAAATCTTTTGTGAGTAGAAACGTATTTACAGGTACAGGATTGAAGTTTGTAAATTCAGATACATTCTTTGAAAGAAGTTTAAAAAATGCAGGCCTATCATTAACATTACCTGACGAAGAACAATATTTTAGAGATATGTTAAGAACACAAGCAAAGGCAAGAGCAGAAAATCAAGCATCTCTTTATGTACAAGGCAGATTAGGTTTAGTAGTAGATTCAACAGGTAGAGATTATAATGTAATACACAATCAAGCAAGCCAATTAAAACAATTAGGTTACGATTGTTATATGATATTTGTAAATACGAGTTTAGAAGTTGCATTAGAAAGAAATGCTAAAAGAGAAAGAACAGTACCTGAATATATTACAAGAACATCTTGGCAAGGAGTGCAAAACAATATTGGTAAATTTCAAAACTTTTTTGGTTTACAAAATTTTATAGTAGTAGATAACAGCAAATCAGAACAAGAATTAGTTACAATGACTATGAACAAAGTAAATAACATTGTAAGAAGATATTTAAATACGCCAATTAAAAGTTATATTGCTAAAAGATGGATGGCAAAAGAAAGAATAGCGAGAAGAAAAGATGTTTAGATTAATTAAAGAAGCAGTAATAGATATACCTAGACGTACATATGCTAAAGGTGTATTTGATAATGCTGATACAGATAATCCAAAATTAAAACAAATAGTATTAGATATTATTGAAAATCAAATTAAACAATTTAATGATATAAGACCAGTATTAAAATATAGTTTAGTGGGTTCTATACTTACAAAAAATTATAGAGATGATGCTGATTTAGATATAAATGTTTTGTTTGATGTACCATTACCAGATAGAGATGTGATAAGAAAAGAATTGGCCAAGTCATTAAGAAATATTAATGGAACATTAGTACCAGGAACTAAACACCCAATTAACTATTATATCATTACAGATCCAAATGTAAAAGAAACAAACGATAAAATGGCAGATGCTGTATTTGATATTAAGAACAATACATTTATAAGAAAAGCAAAAGAATTTAAGTTTGATGCAAAACGTTATGCCGCTGATTTTGAAAAAAGAGTTAAAGAGATTGATGTAGTTCAAGGCGAATTAAAACGAGACCTTATAGACTATAAAGAATTAAAAGAATTAAATCCAGATGACATATTAAATTTACAAGAATTAATAAATGAAAAACTAAATGAAATAGAAGAAGGCATAAAACATTTAGTAGATATTGG